CGATGTAGGCTTCGCGGTGGTTACGCATTGCGAAACGGATAGCTTCGGTGCGGCTGCCGAGTTCCTCGGTCTTCTGGGTGATGATCGCTTTCAAGTCGAATTTCTCTTCGGCTTTCTCTTCTGCGACTACCGAAGCCTTTACTGGGGCGGCTCCGAAGTTCGAGATGATCGTGTCGAGCTTTGCTTCGAGCTTGGAAATTGCGCTGAGTTCAGCGGCCATTTCTTCTTTCATAGGCTCTGCGGCTGGCTCTTCGGCTGGCATTTCCATTTTGTTCTTATAATCGCCGAAGGCGGTTTCAAGAGCGGCGAGACGAGAAACGATGTCGGCGATGCTGACCTCGTCCTCCTTGGGTTCGATTTCGATTGTTGCGTCTTCCATTTGTTGGAAAATTTTGTCAACTTGCTTGGCGGTAAAACTGAAAAGCCCGGTTGCATTTGCGGCTGGAGTTTGTACGAGATCGGCGCTGTATAGTTCGGTGCAGCTTGCGAATGCCATTCCGTCCACTTCGCGGATCGGCCCGCTAAACGCGATGCTGATCCCGAACGTGTCGGGGAGTTTGCTTGAAATTTCTAGGACGTAGTCGCGCATGGGCGATGTTTGGAGAAGGTTGAGATCGCCGAGAAGCTGCGATCCGACGATGCGGAAATTGTTTACGAATCCGACGATATCTTTAATGCCTGCGCCGTGATCGAGGTTGACCTTCACGCCGCCCTTGTAGGACTCGGCGCATTCCTTGACTTCCATCAAAGTTTGCTCGTCAACGTAGAGACCGTGCCCCTTTGCTTCGCCTATTGAAATTATTGATACGCCTTCGATGACATCCATGCGAAGGCGCGGATGTCAAATGCTGTCCATCAATTCCATCGCCGCTTGCGCCATCAAATAAACTTCAAGCTCGTTCTCTTCTTCGCATCCGACAACGTCGAATGTGGACGAGATCGAGATGCCAGCGCGGCCCGTGCCGGCATGGTTCCGGTTGCCTTTTGCTGTCGTGCTCGCGCTGATCGAAAGCGCGGCGTCGGACGTGCGAGAATTAAACGCGCTGCCTGTTACATTTATCCGCGTTCCTGCGCTGATATCGACGCTCCCGACCGAATACCGGAGTCGGTTGCCGAGAGCGTAGAGCGTTACCCTTCGCTCGTCACGCCGTCCTCCACCTCCAGGGAGATCGGTCGGCGCGATAGGAACTGGCGGGACTACTGAAACGAACAACAAGCCCTGCACGCCGATGGATAGCGGCGTCGGGCTTGGCAATAAGCCCTGCGTAGCGATGAGCAGGGAAGCTAGCATCCGATTAGACCCTCGTTACTACGGTGTTTGTCGTTCCGTCTCCGGTGATCGCTTGAGTGATAACTCCCGCCGAGCGGAGCGTTGGCGTAACGGTCAAAGCATTTGCAATATCTAAGCCGTGGATCGCGTGGACTTCGGACGCTTTTGTTGAAATCGTAGAGAGTTGCGTATCCAAATTTGCGCTCGCCATTCCAATAGCGGCGCGGACGTCAGCTGCGGTAAGCGTTGCCGTTCCTGTTGTGTTATCCACCGGAACGCCGAGCGCAACCGATCCCGCCGCTGGAATATATGCAACGCCAGTCAATGCTCCACTTGCATAAACGGTTCCAAAGCGAACATCCGTTATTGCCGCTTGGTTTAGGCCGTTATCGGCGGTGAACATATCGACGTAAGTTGTCGATCCGTTGAGCGCGTAGCGAGTCTTCGCGAGCGTTGGCGTGGACAACAAGATGAATTTGACCGCATTGATCGGAACGAACCCGTTGGACGCATGAATGAATGATCCGCTTGCTCGCACGACCGAGCTTGCATTTGTTGAACTGACAGCATTGGCAACGGTTGATGCGGTATATGTGCCGCCCGAAATTGTCAGCGTCGCCGTGCTGGCATTAGTCACGCCTGCGGCAGTTGATGCCGTGATATTGCCGGTGATTGTGACTGGGCCGGTGCTGGCATTAGTCACGCCTGCGGCTGCTGCGGCGGTGATGTTGCCAGTTATTGTGAGTGAGCCTGTTGTGTTATTCGATACGCCTGCTGCTGTTGCCCCTGTGGCACTTCCCGTTATTAACATTGTTCCAGCCCCTTGATTTTGGGCTCCTACTGCTGACGCATTGGTTCCGCCAGTTAAATTACCGGTAATCGTAATTGTCCCGCCCACTTGGTTGAATGCGCCAATTGCAGTGCTCGATCCGCCTCCTAGTATGTTCCCAATTATAACAATGGATCCCGTTGAACCATTGTATACGCCATAGGAAATATTAGCGCTTCCAGCTGTAACATTTCCGGTGATCGTAAGCGTGCCGGTGCTAGTCACAGATACTGCTGTCGAGCTACCCACCGCCGCACCCGTGCAGTTTCCAACAATACTGGCCGTTGCTGGCGATGCGGCGGAAAACGTTAAGCAATTTGTCGCCGCGGTCGCACTTTTATGCGTCACGTTTGCCGTTAAAGTCACGCCAGAGTTTAAAACAAATGTTCCCGTTCCCGCGTTACTCAACTCGGTGCAAGTCACGTTTGCCGTGATTGTAACTGTATGCGTGGTCGATGCGCGAGCTTCGTCCGCCGCACCTGGGACAATACCGCCAACCCAAGTTGCGCCCGCGTTAAAATTTCCGCTCGCCGCTGAAAGAATAAGCGCCATTTTTTACAGCCCCTTCGCGTAAATAAATTCTTGAATGCTTGCTGAAATTTGAGCAACGGCGATCGCTGTCGGAGCGTCCACTCCATCAATGCTACCGAGTGCCATCGAGCGTGCGTAGTCGTTTGCAAGAATGACTTCACCATTCGCTATACGTGTAGGAATTAAGCGCATTGCCACATTCGCGTCTTCGCTTGCGTCTGCATTTACGATGGACGTGATCGCAAGGTTGATCGTGTAGATGTCGTAGGTTTCGCCGTCGATGATAATTGGGTTGGTCGGTTTCATATTTAAGCTAAAAGAATGAGTGCGTTGTTTTCGGTTGGCTTCGGAAATTTCAATTCAAATGCGCCGTCAAATACATGGCGTTCGCCTCCTAGGTTGAGAACGCAAAGCGTAGCGTTGCCTTTGCTGGCATTGTAGACCATCGCGCCCGATACGCTGAATGTTGCGTTTTTTAGTTCAACGTCATCGAACGTCATAAAGGCATTCTTACCGATACTGCCGGTCTTGAACCCTTTGAGCTTGACGCCTCCGGCCTTGTAGCCTTTGCCTTTGATCTCGCCTTCGGTGACGTAGGATTTTGTTTGCGGCCCGACCTTTGCCGATGCCGAATAGAATGCAATGCGGTAGTCGTCTCCAGGTTGGTGGACGCCTGAGATCAGCGCCCGCTTTGCTTCAAGTGCGATTCCTTGTGTTATCATTTATTTTTTCTCCCATTGTGCAGAGCAAACGGCAACGCGCTGGCTCTCGTCTGGATATTCGCTCGTCATTGTTCCGCTCACCATGCAGCGGCCTATGAAGTCGTCTTGCTCTTCGTCTTTTTCTGGAGTCGGCATAACGAGTTCGTGCTTTGCCTCAAGTGCTGTGATACGTCCGAAAGAATCGCGAACGGCGAGCGTGACCTTCTTTGTTTCCGGTGCGGATGCCTGCATCCCTTTCACTTTGTCAGCGGCCCAAGTCTGCCCTGCGTCTCCGCCCCACAATGCCCATGCAATGCGTCCGGCGGATGGGAAGCCGTCTTCGCCTTGTTGAAAACCCTGTCCCTTTTTATCAACTTCATGACGTGAAAAAAACGAGTGCATTCTTTTAACGGTATCGTCGGACAAGTTCTTGCCGTTGCTGATATCGCGAGCGCGTGCAACGCCTACGGCAGTCCCGCCTCGGTTGTATTCTTCGCGCCACTTCAAGCCCTTGAGCGCCTCTTCAACCATGCCTTTGCTAGGCTTGTTCTCGTCTGCTAGATCAACTTGCTTAGGTTGCTCTGTCTGTATTGGCTCTGGTTGTGGCTCTTCTTGCACTATGGGCGCGGCTATAGGAGCTGCGGCTTGAATCGGAATGATAGAGTCCGAAATGTATTCCGCAGGAATGTCCATCTCGTTTGCGAGAGATACGATCATCGCGCTTTCTTTCGCCCTTGCGCGAAGCGCTTCTTCGTAATCTTCCCCCATGTCGGAGTAAATCTGTCCTGCGGTCTTGAGTCCAGCCTTCCACAAATTGATGTCAGCATTGGCTTCGCGTCCGTAGTCAATCGAAACTTTGGCAGGCCAGCACCAGCGGCCATCGAGAAGAAATTCGGAATCTGGAATGAGTCCGCGTGCGGCGGCGTCGAGCAAGATAATATTTTTTATCCTGTTGAGAAATTGACCTTCGAGAAGTCCACGCCACCGCAGGAACGTGCGCTCTGCCATTGCCGCTTCCATCCGTGCCATTGGCCCCGACTTATCGGCGTCGAATGCGAAGCCGTAAGGTAGCCCGACACTCATGCAAATGTGAGCTTGAATCAAGCGGATAAATTCACCGAATGCACCCGTCGGACGATCCGACTTGAACATCTCCATCTTCTCGCCCGATCCGAGATAGTTGACCGTTCCAGGGTCGAGAGACTGCAATCGTGCGACCTGGCCTTGATCGTTTGAATTGCCCCGTGCGAAATAGTCACCAGCGTCAGCGGCTCCGCTCTCGGTGGTGATGACGCCGCTTTGATAGCTTGCGTATTTGATCGCCTGCACTTCGGCCTTGATCGCTTCTTGAAGATCGCGAGTTGCGTTTAGCGCAGTAGCGAAAGCAGACCGCCCACGATATTCGTCAAGTCGCGCTGCGTCGAACAAGTGGATAAACTCTTTTGCAACAATATCAACAGGAGAAACATATTGGTTATTGATAGTGCGCGTGAAAATAGTGTATGAAACGGGTCTTCCATAATCGTCAACATTTATTCCGCCAATGTATTTGTCGGTATCCGTGCGGTCATAAGGAGATCCGATGCGGTCGGCTTCGACGCTTTGCAGCTTTAGGTCTTCGCCGTCTCGAACGATTATAAATCCGCAGTCGCCATCGCGCAGCATAGCCGTTACAGCAAGCTGCAAAAGCGTTGTGAAATTGTGGCGACCTAAAAAATCGCACTCGTTGCACCACTTCTGCCAATACTTTTCAATCTTCGTATCAACAT